ATCCGTCGAGCCAGAACAGACTGATGAGGGTGCGGTTATTGTGCAGCGGCACTTGGACACAGCAGTCCCACAACTATAGCTCCCCGGCGTGCAGGTATTGGCACTTGATATGAGATTGGACCCGTCGCCGAAATCTACTGTCTGCCCGGGTGTAATCACAACGGTCTTAGAAGGTAGTGACCATGCATTGTGGCAGGGGACATACAGGGGATCGTTGTTGACCTCAGAGACATGAAGGTACTCTGTAAGAGTATATGTCCCAGCTGGAACCCAATATTCTGTCACATCGGGGCAGATTACAACATACCCCGATTGTTGAGTGCCACAATCATTGGCCACGATAGCTCCGGGATTGGTCCACGAAGCAGCTACCGTGGAATTAGCGAACGTAACTGCATTAATGCATACCCCGTGCTCCCAATCGGTAGTTAGGCCACGGCAACTCGAATCCGGCTGGGTGGGGCAGTTATGGAAGTTGGGTTCTGTGTTGTATGGGTGATCGTTCGAAACCTTTATCCACCCGCCATTGGCTTTCTGCCAGTCTTCATAGGTAGCAGAGGGTTGTGCTGAAGCAGCCGCTATCAGCAGCAAACCAACTAGTATTCCCACAAGGATCAATCTCATAGGATCGAATAAGTGATTGACGAATATATGCATATCGAGCTGGACGTTCATGGTCCAACTGGTCAAATTGATTGATGATTTGGTTAGAAAATCAAGCCTTATATCATAGATCGCTTTGCCTTGCACATACTATATTTGCATGTTGTATATACAGTCCTATACTGCTAAAAAGACCACTAACAGGGCCAGAATATTATTATATATACCATTCAGACCTCGTAAATACTGATGTTGCGCGGCGGATTCTACATCGCGTTCTCTGTTTATCTGTTGCGGGTTAATCGATAGCGGACAATTGTCGAAATACATTCCATAAAGTATAGAATGGTCAGATAGACAAAGTGATTTAGGTTGTCTGGAAAAGGATGGAGCAAAGATGAAATCTTTGCAGGTTATACATACTCCAGAAGCTAAGATGTCCAGTATATCGCGGTTTAGCCCTGACTAACAAAATAGTTACCATGAAATCGCCCTGAATAAAAAAAGTCAGCGGCTTTAACCGCGTTCAAGCATCCGTTCTTCCTCACCTGGTTTAAGAACATAGCTAACCGGCACAGAGGCACAACCCGAAAGGCCCCCTCCAAAGCCCCGGGCGGCCTCATCTCCGCCTCCCACTCAGGGCACGGTAGAAAGCCAAGACCCTCGCCTCCTGGGCATCCTTAGGCCTCGGTTTCTGCTAATTATATAAAAATAGGTAACCCGCCAAGGCAGTATGGAGGATCCTCTAAAACCTCCTCCCGTAGTACTCCTGCCGTTTCCTCTCTGCCTCCCGGAACTCGTCCAGAGCTTGCCGGACCTCTGGGGAGAGCTCCGCCTCCGGCCACCTGTCCAGGGCCTCCAGGTTCTTGCGGCTGACCGGTCCGTACCACTTCTGCCGGTCCCGATCCCATTTGAAGTGCATCCCCTCGAACCCCAGGGCCTTGCACCTCTGCCGGGTCTTGCCGCTAACGATTAGCGTGAGATCCTGGACGGCCACAAAAATAACGGGGAAGGTCTTAAGCCGTGGCAGTTGCACGCCCTCTCCCCTCCGGAAGCTTGCCGGTTAAGACGAACTCCACCGCCTCGCGGGCCTGCTTGCTGGCCTTCAAGACCCATTTAGGATTATTCTGTAGATGCTGGATCCAGGACTGAATATAGGCGGTCGAGTTTTGCAGGGTCTGGGATGTGTCGAGGGCGGCAATCTGGCAGAAGAAGGCGGCGCCCATCTCGGCGGTGAGCTCCTCCTGGCTCCTCACATCCTTGCCCATGTGGTAGTTGCTGATGCTATCCCGGCAGAGCCTCCCAGCTCCTCCCGTCCAGTGAGTCAACTCATGATAGGCGGTTGCATAATAAGCCTCACTGCTTTCGAACTGGTCGAGAGTGGGCAGATAAATCTTATCGCTATGCGGGCGATAATAGGCCTGCTCTGTGTCGATTTCGATGCAGGGGCCTCTCCGCCTCAATAGCTCCTCGGCGCCCGGGATCTGCTGATTATCCCTCTCCACAGGGAGCTTTTCCGGCAAGCCTTTGGTCTGGCACCAGTTGAAGACGGTGTAATATTTGAGGAAATGAATGGGCCTAAGAACTACTTGCCCTTCCTTGTTCGTCTCTTCCTTGACCATACGATCTACAAAGACGATTGGCGAGCCCTTCTCACCGACCCGGATGACTCCTCCCATCTTCTGAGCCTGGCGGAAGGTGACCCAGTAAGGGCTCTCATAATTCGACTGCAAGAGGAGGGTATTGATTCCCTGATATTCTTTGTTGGTGGCGTAGGATGTCGGGCCGTTGGAGGTCCAGGGCCGGCGCCAGGGAATTATTCCCTCGTTAAGCTGCTTTAGTATCTGGCCGGTCACGACCTCGAAGACGTCCTTCATATTGTTTGCCTCCCGGAGTCGTCATATCCCAGGGTCTGCAACTCTCCCAGGATGAGATAAGATAACGTGGTTGCTATTCTCTCCTGTTCGGAGAGAGAAAGCTTGAGGGCCTCCTCAAGGATCTCGGCAGGGCTCAAGGCTTCCACCTCCTGATTATATCCCGGTGCCTGGGGGCTTGGATCCAGGATTTCCACCACAAGTCAAAGGCGACAAGGGCCACGGTCACGAAGAGCAGGCCAAAAAGGAGAAGATTGGCGTCTACCGGCCAGGCCGAGGTATCAACTAATTGCATTTTCAATACCCCAGGCTGAGGCAGTAGCGGTTCTCTTCCCGCTCAAGGTCCTTGTATTCCTGGCAGTCCCACTGGCTGGCGTCTCCCAGGGCTTTTAGCCGGGCTTGTATCTTTTCCAGCCTGTGGGCCGATTTGCAAAAATTTTTGTAATCCATGGGCTGGAATTCGCGGACCCGGTGGGCGGCGTGATCGTTCTGCAGGTATTCTTCGTACTCTTTGACCCTCTTGGAGTCGGCCAGGGCCGGAATGGATTCCGTATTCTTCCGGCCGGCTTTGGACTTTTGAGAAGGAGCCTTCACTTGGCGAACCTCCCGGCAGCTTTCTGAGACGTTCCCATCTTCTCGTTGGGCGACGAGTTCCGGGAATGCGGCCTTAAAGTGCCTGCACTTTCCGCGGTAGACAAAGCCCTTGCAGGTGCAACCCTGCGGAGTGACACGGTAGTAAAACTGGCCTGTAGAGGAGAGCACCAGGACAATTTGCTCGTAAGCTGTCTCCGGCATCTTAACCATATCAGGCTTGGCCACTGTGGCCCGGACGGTCATGATTTCGACCAAGGCTTGAACGAACCTAACCTCAAACTTTCCTTCGCTTGCAGCGGGCGGAAGAGGCAGCTTTGCCGTTATCCTCTCGGCTTCGGCCTGGGCACCGGCCGCCATCTGGTCTGCTGCCTGCTTAATCCTCTGCTGCTCGGCAAGCATATCCTCAACCATCCAGCTTGCCGATGTTGCTTTTGTCTCCGTTGTCATTTTTCGAACCTCCCAAAGTTCTTAGTATATACCCTACCTTCGGACTTATAAGAGTTACGCTTACGCCTACTCTTACTATTACGCTTACGCTTACATAAGGCAGAAAACGGGCACTTTTTCGGCCAGGCAGACGGCAAAACAGCGACTCTGCGCGACAAGATCACACAGAAAACGATAGCAATAGACACAACTGGCGGAGCGAAAGCGCCCAGCGGCGGCGAGGCAGAATGGCATGCTCGAAGAGGCCCGCCCTCAAAAAAGTTCTTTGGCATTTTTTAACATTACTCATTGAATGTCATAGAACAAAATCCAGCCCCAGGGCAGACTCCGCCCGGCCATCTCGCTCGTCCGTCTCCGTCAGTAAACCCCCGGAATGTGGGGGTCCGGGGGTTTACGTTAATTCCAACAGCGACGAGCACGGACCCCTACTGGTGGGGGTCCGCGCACAGGAGCGTGCTTTCTCTCATGCCCGAATCAACCTAAAAAGAAGCCGTGACCGGAGATTTCATGCCCCCTGATTACTGGCAGAGGCCCTGTGCCCCCTGAATTGCGGCCGCAAATACTCCCGCCCGGAAACGTCCCCGAATCCAAGCCTTCCCGGCGTTGAGGGGGCCCCGCCCCTTCCCGCGCGTTTAACCGCGCGCGGCACCCCGTAAGAAGAAGCTCAAGCAGCAGCAGTTAGGTGGAGAGGCCCAAACTGGCCCTGGAGAGGGCCATCCAGGCCCTTCTCCTAACAGTACCGTAAAGATGCAAAAGCCTTAAATGTAAGATACGCTTACGCTTACGCTTATGCCTACGCCTACAAAGAGAGATAAAATCATTGAGCGACTCAATGTGACCGTCCTCGCTACTGCCAAGAATGTCCTGAGCGATTTTCAAGAGAAGGGAGGCTACGCTTCTCAAGGCGACGCCCTCAACGACCTTCTTTTAGACTACGGAAGGCTCCAGGAGAGAGTAAAGGAGCTAGAGGCTCAGCTGACCGAAGCGAAGAAGGAGTAATAATTCCATCAGTTAATGCCTTAAAATCGCAAGAAAAACAGATTGTTGGATGCAAATGCCCAAGCAACTTAGCGCTTATGTCCCCTGCCTCTACTGCCGGAGAGGCCCGAAAGGAGACGATCCGAACCCCTGCTCCGGAGTGCAGCACATCAGGTCCTTGCAGGCCGGCGGCTGCTTCCTGGGAGAGGTCACGCCGAGAAAAGAGAAGCTTCATGCCAGGTTCATAAAGACCCTGGAGGTGAAAGCCTGAAGATCGAGCGCAGGGACGACCCCCAGACCCAGGAGCATGTGATTACGATTACCCTGACCCGTGAAGAGATGCTGCGGGCAAGCGACGAGATGACCCCGGCCGAAAAGCAGGCCACCTATCTCATGAGCCAGAGCCCGTTGATCTCCACCCAGCTCTGCTCTCTGTTCGAGATGGCATCCGCCCTTGAGAAAGCTGATGCAAAGACGGAGTACTTCGTCTGGGCGAGGAACCAGAGCGAGGCCAAAGCACGGCTGGCAGGTCTGCGAAAAGAGCAGGCTACAAGTCAGGGCCTCTCCAGAGGATAACAAAATGCAAGATGAAATGGCTAAACAATTTAGCGGTTATGCCATTATACTCCAGCTAAAGAGAGTCTAAAGGATACGACTAGGACACAAGCACCAGAACGCATCATATCAGATCTCTTCAGGCTGAGCGAAGATAGGTGTTAGGACAAGACCCAAGCAGATAGTAGTAGCAATCGCAAAGTTAATATTTAATGAATAAGAATTGTCTAACGATGCATCTATGAGAAGAGAGATCTTTCTAATCTTGATAATTTTCATAAATATGTGCATGCCGGTACTTGGGCAGATGACCGCAGAACATTGGTTAGACAAGGGTAATGATCTCCTTTATCAAAGTAAATACAAAGAGGCTCTTGAAGCTTATAACAAATCTATCGAGATCAATTCAGACTTCACGGAAGCTTGGAGCAACAGGGGTATTGCTCTTGGACACCTATACAGATACAACGAGTCCATTGAATCTTTCAACAAGGCTATTGAACTCAATCCGGATTTCGCGGACGCTTGGAACAACAAAGGCAAGGTTCTCTCTGACCTGGGCGAATATGATGAAGCCATTCAGGCATTCAATATGGTAATCAAGATCAATCCACCAGAACTACAATTATTAGCGGGGGCTTGGTATAATAAAGGCCTTGCTTATTATAACCTGGAAAAGTATGATGCAGCGGTTAGGGCTTACTACATGGCCACCGTTATTTACCCGCGATATGCCGACGCCTGGAACAACATAGGCGTTGCTCTTATGGCTCAAGGAAAGGATGATGAAGCCCTCCAAGCTTATAACAAATCTATCGAGATCAACCCGACATATTATGCGTGGTACAACATGGGCAATGATCTCCTTAATAAAAGCAAATACATTGAGGCCATCCAAGCTTATAAAAAATCCATCGAAATAAATTCAAAAAATGCATATGCATGGAATAATAAAGGTTTAGCACTTCATGATCTGAGAAGAGATGGAGAAGCCCTTCAAGCTTACAACCAATCTATCAAGATCGATCAGAAATTAGAGGCTGCTTGGTTCAATAAAGGCTTAGCCCTCTATGAAAAGGCGTATTTCAACGAATCGATTCAGGCTTATGACCAGGCAATTAATCTAGATCCAACAGATTCAGAAGCATTGACCAATAAAGGTGCTTCTTACTATAAGCTTAAGAATTATCCCCAAGCCATTCAGACTCTTAATGATGCTATTAACATAACCCCAAACAATGCATACGCATGGTACAACAAAGGTCTAGCTCTGGGGGCACTGGGTGAGTTCGATAGCGCCATCCAAGCCTTTGATCTGGCCATCAAAATCAATTCGAGCTATAAGGATGCCTGGTACAGCAAAGGAATGGCTCTCAATAACCTAGGCAAGTACGAAGAGGCCAACGAGTCTTTCGGCAAGGCTAACAAAATCTGTACATCAAAGTTGGTAATTTGCAGCGCTACAAATAATACAAGTCGACAGAATAACACTTCATATATGTCATTAGGTGATGAAGTACCTGCCGTTTTCAATCTAAAAGTGTGTCCCACTACTGTGAGTATCCCTGGATAAAAAACGATGATATCAAATATTGACTTGATTGATCCACCTCTCAGCGAAATTGAGACAGAAAAGAACCCAGAGGATATCCATATTAGGTTAATATATCAAAAAATTTTTTATGTTTTTAAAATTGTCATAATCTTAATCTCATTAGTTATTATTGGTTTTTTGATTTTAGTTGCAATCGTTCCGGAGAACGGAATTATCATACAGCCGTTCGAAGGTAATCAAAAGAATCTTAGTGGAGTATTCACAGCCAATCATCTTAATTTCGAATTACTCGACATAAAAGATACTTATAGTAAGAAAATAGGTGACTCTGCATCTCAGTCTGATTATGGTAATGCACGTATAAGTATACCATCTATTTTAATACAAGCACACTCTATAGATTACAGCATCACCGGTTTGGGTAATGTTGGCGTTGGAGGAACATCTCTTTCCGTAGGTCAATTAGTTTTATCAATAAAGCAATTTACAGGTCATAGTACACCGATCCTCTATGGCTGTATCGAGAGATCTAGATCGAATTTACGCATTATTGGCATTTTAAACGATCCAGGTCTCTCTGGGGGAACTAAGGCTTGGGAAATATGTAAGAATCTTTCAGAAAGCAGTGATGCTAGCGAAGAAGACATACCTTTGATGATCGAAGACCTTGCATTTCAAATAGCTACTAGCTTAATAAATGAAGATAAATACCCTTGGTGGGATATCCTTCATTTCGTCCATTTATCGGAGACAGATTTCGGGAAAAATCCACAAACTTGGGAGGCATTCAAGAATTTAACATTAAGCAGAAAAGCCTACATTAGATATACGGCTACTGGCAACATCAATGATCTAAACAGGGCCAGAGAATATGCAAGCATTGCAAATGAATCCGAACCCGGTTGCTCAGAAACTGCGGTTCTCTTTTCCCTCCTTGGTTCGTCCTATTTGAAGCTGCACGATTACTCAGAGGCAGAACAACTTTTCAAGAATGCTGTATATTTAAATCCTTCTGATAAAGTCTCCTGGTGTGGGATAGGCTTAGTTCTTCTCGAAAATAAAAATTTTGCAGAATCAATTCAAGCTTTTGACAAGGCAATAAGGATCGATCCGCGATATGCCGAGGCTTGGAACAACAAGGGCGTTACTCTTATGGCTCAAGGAAAGGATGATGAAGCCCTCCAAGCCTACAACCAATCTATCAAGTTCGATCAGAAATTAGAGACGGCTTGGTTCAATAAAGGCTTAGCCCTCTATGATAAAACATATTTCAACGAATCGATTAAAGCTTATGACCAGGCAATTAATCTAGATCCAACAGATTCAGACGCATTGACCAATAAAGGTGCTTCTTACTATAAGCTTAAGAATTATCCCCAAGCCATTCAGACTCTTAATGATGCTATTAACATAACTCCAAACAATGCATACGCATGGTACAACAAAGGTCTAGCTCTGGGGGCACAGGAAGAGTTCGATAGCGCCATCCAAGCCTTTGATCAGGCCATCAAAATAAATTCGAGCTATAAGAAGGAAGCCTGGTACCATAAAGGGGTGGTTCTCTATAACCAGGACAAGTGCGGAGAGGCCATCGAGGCTTTCGGTAAGGCCATCATGCTTGATCCCAACTATGCCAAGGAGCTTGAAAAGGACATGGCCGGCCAGGCACAAAGGATACCAATTCCCCCATGCATGGCAGCAACTTCCACCTTCTTGAACAAAAGGGACGCGAAGAACGAGAACCTGACCTGCTAGCCGGAGCGAAAACCAAGCAACGCGCGGAATTCTATAAGAAGAAGCAACCAAACGCATTTAAGACGAGTGGCTCCCAAACTGCCTTATCCAGGGCTATCTAGGCCCTCATTCTAACAGTTCCATAAAGATGCAAATACTTAAATTATTAAGATACGATGACATTTACAGATAAGCCTACACAAAGAAAGAAGAGCATTAGACCGGATCTATGTAGCCGTTCTTTGGACAGCCAAGAAGGTATTAACTGATTTTCAGGAAAAGGGACGCATCTCTCCTCAGGGAGATACGCTAAACGACTTGCTCTTGGATTGCAAGAAGGTCAAGGAGGGGATCAAGGAGCTAGAAATCCTACTAACTGAAGTAAAAGAGCAAACCGTCAATTGAATTATATTAATTATATAATAAGTGATGACACTGCACTTCCAGCTATCCCGCCACAGCTGTGATCACCGAGGAGAGAGGGTGGGGTCCGGGGAAAGAAAGCTGAGGGCCTTCATGACTGATGCCATATTCTCGATCAAACACCGCTACGCAGAACGCATTTACAGCGGCCATAAGAGCGTAGAGCTGCGGTGGACGGCTCCGAAGACGCCCATAGAGCAGGCCTGGATCTACGAAACAGCGCCGGTGAAAAGGATTACAGGCTGGTTTGAACCCGGCCTGATTCATCCACCGATGGACTGCGAGGCCCTCCTGGAGAGGTTCGGAGAGGATAAATGCCTGGGAATGCAGGTCATCGGGACCAAGGAGGAGCGACTCCAGGCGATGATCGAGGCCCTGGGAGACAAGCCTCTGCATGCAATCAGCATCAAAAGAGCCCAACGAATACGCCCTGTGGAGCTTCGCTTCAGGCCACCGCAAAGCTGGATGTACTGCAGGAAGACAGAAAAGCTCGGTTAGAAGTGCCTCCAAAGATCGCAAGCGTGGTGCTGGGCGCTGAGCAGGCCATGAAGCACGAAATTATCCCGGCCTGCCAGAAACGGCTACATCCCGCACTCCCGGCTATCCCGCCGCCGCGGCCGTGACCATCGAGGAGAGAGAGTGGGGTCCGGGGAGGGGGAGAGGAGAAATGCCTCTGTATGCAATCAGCATCAAGGAGCCAAGTGAATTAGCCCGGTTTGGCTTCGCATCCGGTCACCATCACAAATACGCGCACACCGCCCTCACCTTCGTCTTCTGCTCGGTTCCCTTGAAAGTTATCGCCGTCATGGATGCCTGACCCGTCTTGCAGTTCAGGTAATACGTCCCCTTGGCCGCCAGATCCAACAGATAGCCATAGAGGCTAACAGACCCCCTCAGAGAGACACCGGAGCTGATGCCGATCTTCGTCGTAGTCTCCTTATTCACCTCTGAATTGGCAGCCGTAGACAACGTTGCGAAGACATCAAGTGCTCCCGCCGCGGCCCTCGTGACTTCCAGCTCTGCAGCGTACTCTACCCTCCAGCGACCAATAGGAATCGTCAAAGATCCGCCCTTATTATACCAGGTTCCAGCCGCAGGCGACGCTTGAGAGCTATCCGATGTCACCAGGCTCTCGACCCTCCATTTGGCTTCATCCACCGGGAATCCATAGGGCGCTTTTGCCATCGAGAAATAGGGCTCGATGATCCGGGAATTGGCCAGGCTGTAATCCGTGCCTGCATAGAGTGTAATCGTGGTGCTGGGTGCTGAGTAGGCCACGCCTGTGATGATGAAGTATGAAGTTATCCCGGCCTGCTGGAGCCTGACTCTCATTCCTTTTCCGTACTTCCAGGAGAGGTCTCCAGGCACGGTCAGAGTATAGGTCTTAACTGCAGCATCTGCGCCGGCATAAGTCCAGGACTCCTCCACCGCCGAGATCCAGCCGCCATTATAGGCGTCCTCCAGGCGGCGGATTTTCTCCAGGAGGCTTTGCATCTGCTCAGATATCGCTTGCGAATCCATCGTACAGGGTCAACTCCATCACATCAGAATTCAGGGCGCTCTCGAAGGCTTTGTTCAGGATCCTCATGTCGTACTGGCCGTTATAGGGAGGCGAGGAGATCGTCACCCTCACGAAATCACCGCATTGCAGGGTGTAGTCCGGCCTGGTCCAAATCTTCAGATAACGCTCATCGCAGGTCTGGCCAATCATGGCCGAGGTGCAGCGGAAGACCTGATCATAGCTCATGGAAATGTCGCTGGTTACGTGCTCCTTCCAGACTCCGGCAGAAGGAGAGTAGTTGCCAGTATGATAATCCCGGCCAAAGCGTGCAGGCGGCCAGAAGCTGTAGCCAAAGGTGCAATCCCGGCCCTTCATGACCACGGAATCAAAGCCATAATTAGCAGCATCAAGAGTTCCAACCTCGAAATCAACCAGATCTGCCTCAATGTAGGCCTTGACCGGGTTATCATACCAGCCGTTATAGAGCTGCAGATCACATCTCAGCTCCTGATCCCCATCGGAGCGGTTGACAAAATTCCACTCCAGGCCCTCATGAGACATGACACGGTTGAGAGTGGTGATCAGCCTTTCATGCACAGCGGGAACGCCGGGACTGGAGAGATTCCAGGTGGGCATGGGCGAGCCTTTGCAAAGGTGTGCATTCTTGTAGTTCAAGACGTAGCAGGGATAGTTCTTGGGATTGCCCTCCGGATCAGCTACGCCCGTTCTGACATACAGATAATCGGTATCTCTAAACCACTGATTAACGGCCATGCCGGCCAGAGATGCGGCCTGTGTCAGCAAAGTGGTGCCCAAATAAACGGCGGGAGTGGGCACCGGGATTCTCTGAGGAAAGCCGGTCCCGGTGTAGTAAGGGGCGCTGTAGGTTCCTGCCGGCGCACCCATAGAGGAAGCATCCTGCCAATTTGGAGGCATGAGGGAACCGGCCTGGAAGAGTATTCCCTGGCTGGCCACAGTATCTCCGAAGATGTTGCTTATGGCGTCATTACTCGTATAGGCCCGCACATGCGGAAAACGATGATGCAGTATGGCCGAATGGCCCAGGCAGTGGTACTCCTGCGGCTTCTTTGACTTGAAAGACGGCCTCGAAATCTTATCAAACCAGCCGCAGAAGACGGGCATGGTTTCACCGGCCTTGGTTACATTGATCTTGGCCCGCTCATCCACAGTCTGCCCGTCGAAGCACTGGAAAGAAAGCCTCTGGTGGCCCATATGCGGCCAATCGGCCCGGTACTCGATTGGCTTGAGGCTTAAGGTAGAGCCATCCGGATTGGTGGCCACGAAACTCAAATCAGTCGGCATTTTTCACCTCAAGGCGCTATGGTGTAGCTGATTGTGGTCGTAGCGTCATAGCCGCCCTTTTCGGCGTGCTTTCCATCAATCACCTGCACCTTCAGGCCATTTGTCCCGCTGTCGGCCAGCGTGGGCTTCCAGCTCGTCCAGTTTCGACTCTGCCAGCCTGAGAGGTCCTTCCAATAAGAGGCTCCAGGCGGCTGATGCAAGAACTTGTAAAACAGCTCGTTGCCATCAGCGTCCGTTGCGGTGCAGATCAGCTCGATCTCCAGGCCGGGAGGCTGGGGGCTGGCGAGCGAGGGCATGAGACTCGTAATTGTTGGCACCGCCTGGGCGGTTGCAGTGATTGTGTAGCTTATCGACGTTGATTGATCCGCAGCCCCTTTGTTGATGCCTCCCCGGATTTCTATGTAAATTGTGGATACACCTACATCGGCCTCAGTAGTCCTCCAGCTTAAGCTGTTTCTCGATTGCCACTCAGACATATCCCGCTTAACCCCACCAGTGCCAGGACCAGTTATGAGAAATCTATACTCAAGTCCTTGATTAGGAGACGCGATCGCTGTAAAAACAATCTCACTTGTTGCCGCTTTTGGGCTCGCCTGAGATGGAGTTATTGTTAAGGTAAAAGTGCTTTTGATATGACAAGACACTTCCATCTTGCACCTGTAGCCTTTGATTATGGCATCGTAGGCCACAACGCCAAATATTTTAGTAACTGTGACACCACTAAATCCATCATCAAGAATCTGGCGCACTGCATCGGCAATCAGAGCGCAATACTCAGCGCCGCCGTCGCCAGCAGTCCCTTTTCTAGTCCTGATATCCACGATAAAAACTTGATCTGCAGAGAGAATCTGGCCGTGCAAGTCCGAAAGTTCGCAGGAGATCTGGCTTTTATTTACATCTCCACTCAAATCTACTACACTGGCAGAGATGGCTTTGTTCTTATAAATCTTTGAATTAACTAGCGTGCAGAGGGCCAAATTGCCGGTTAAGGCGGCAAGCAAATTATCAAGTGGTGTGTAGCCTGTCATCGTTTCCTCAGATCATTGATTGCCCTAAGTATGCCTTCCTCATCTGTTCCGTTCCCATGCTTGGGTCTTTGCCAAGGCCAATTACCGGCCAGGAGAAGCCGCCACGTGTGATTAGGTCGTCCTTTTGAATAGGGCTTGAGGTCAGGATATAGGCAATCTGTTGCAACTGCCTGCCTTCGTCGCCCTGAAATGACTTGACCTCATCGTACCACAAAACAGTGATTGTAGAATCTGAGTAAACCGGATCAACATTTGCATCTACGCCGGTTTTGTGCCGCCAGATAACATATTCACCCATTGAATCAAGGTATGCATCCAATAAGCCCATTGAATATCTCTCCCTAAAAATTATAGACGAGCATCGGGAAGTCCGAGAAGGCGCTCATACCTTTCCCACTATCCAACCGATTGCAGCGAAGGCTGAACCCACGAGCCCCCATTTCAAGACGCCGTTCCGGCCCAGCCAGGAGAATGTGCATCGGGAGGCTTTGAAAACGAAAAGATATTTGTCGCCTTCATCCAGTCGGGCAAATATCTTATCATGCTCATTCTTGTTGCTCGTTGTCAGGCAGTTGACAGCCTGCACGACCTGTCCGAGGATGATATCTCGGCTACATTCAGGAGGGATCTTGATGGCCGGGTCTTGGTCGTCCATGCGCCCTCATGCTCATGCATTGTGTGTGGCGGTGATCTTGCGCAGGCCTGCCATCAGCAGAGAACAAACTATGAGAATCGTCTGAGGCTCTATGCCTGTCTGCTGGCCCACGAAGGCAGCCGCGCCAGGATCGATGTAGCCTACCAGACCGATCAGAAAAAGGGCAGCAGCGGCGATGTAGGTCCTATATCCTTCCAGATTCATCATCTATTCCACCTCCCACACAAGCCATCCTTTGGCCACGTAGAATTCTATCTGCTCATCTGAGAAGTCGAGGGCATTGTACCATGGGCCCTTTTCACCGGTGCCCTCCAGGATAATTAGTTCCTCGTTCTCGTTCTTGCTCAGGCTCTTTGGGCCGAAATCGCCCCTATTGATTCCGCCTTTCTTTTGACAATAGAATTTTTGTGACATGTATCAATTCACCTCATTCTCGCTCCCCGGTACTTTCTCAAAAGTTTCCTGGCCACTGAGCTAAGCAAGCACTGACTGCCCGCACCTACTACAAAAGTCTCTGACAGTTTGCCTGCGACTGTAAAGGACTGCACGCCCTCATCTTGTAACCTCTTGCGGCCTCCTATGCCGACACGGTAGATCTCTAATGCCTCTTCGATGCACGCAGATTTCACATCCTGGGGGACTATTGCAAGCCCGCTGGTGCTGTTGTAGTCCAGAGTCACGCCATCGATAATTCTGGGGAATGCCCGTTTCTGATCCAGTACACCCGCGGTTATTCCTGGATCATATTTTTTGCCCCGATAATTCCAAGAATCAATAGCCTGAGTGGCTCTGTTTAAGTAAGAGGTCATCTGTTGATCTGCCAGTGCCTGGAATTCTGCGGCCCGGTCATCTCCTACTAAGTAGGTTGCAGTCTCGGCCAAAGTCACATAGGCGTCTAATACGGGTAGTTCGACCATGATGCACCTAAAAAAAGATTATTTGCCGAGGCCGGTCTTGCTCGGCTTATCTTCCTTCTCGCCCTTGTCTATCTCTTTGGGATGATCTTCTTTTGCTGGCCTGATCTCATATTTCTCAGGATATTTCTGTAGGTGCTTGAGAGTGCCCTCATCTGAGATCTCCCAGACAGTCTTTTCGATCTTGTTAAAGACTCTGACTATCTTAACACCTTCAGAATGACCATAGTGGCCGTGGTTACGTTTGTAGTCGAGAACTTGAGATACTTGGTAGTGTTCAGGAACCGGGCTGACTCCAACGGGCCGCACAGGACCGAGCGGTTGACTATAAGAGGGATTGCCAGGTTGCCTATCTCGGCCCGGAATGCAGGCGGGTTATTTCCGGCCAAGATGTTCAGTTTTGGACTTGTTCCTACAGTTGTAGCGTTGATAATCACGAAATACGTGTAGGCGCTATCGTAGGCGATATACTTTGTATTCGTGCTCGTGGGTGCAGCACTCCAATAGGCAGCCGTGACATAACTATTCTCACCCGTTAGTGTCCCGGCAGCCGTGAGCGCGGTATCTGTAGCCTGTACCTCTGCCATACCGGCTAGAAGTAAAGCACCGGCTAGCAAAAAATATAGAATCCTATTCATCTTATCCACCTCTTTAGCTGAAGTTGCAGGTCATAACGCCCAAGCATGCCGGCTTCACTACTTTTCTGCCGAACACGTACTCCCCATCTACCTTTCTGGCATACTGCTTTTCCATAGTCATGATACGAGTATCTTCTACCTGAGATGCGAAGGTTATGGCCTGCTTGGTGCCGAACAGGATCTTGTTCAATGTTCCGTTGGTGTTAGGCACGTTGTTGGATACCAGTAGCTCAAATCCTCCGATGCGGCCAATCGAGCCGTTTAAGATTGCCGGAGTTGCCACAGTTGGCGCGCTGGAACCCTGATCGTGCAGGTCGTTTACAATCAGTGCCTCCATCTCAGGAGGTATGATCATCCACTTGGGCATGGCTGCCGGCACTTTGGACTTTTTGAGCTTGGTTCCGCAGTCCGTGATTAACTTGAATATGTTGGAAGGATCGGCCTTCGTTACATTAGGAGTCTTGGGTGCTGCGTCCGTGCCCACCAGATTAGAGGCACTGGCATCGACATAAGAAGAAGCCACAGCCAAATCTACTGCATCAGCCACAGCATAAGCTGCCTCTATGTTGACCTCATCCATTAGGTTAATTAGGGTCTGCTCTTCATCTTTCTTGGGGATCTTGAAGTTGTAACCCTTATGAAAATCGATCACAAGATGGGTATCTGTATCCGCAATGATTTCAGGGTCGGGCATGTCGACATTATCAGTTACATCGAATACAGTAACTCCGCCGATGCCGGTTAGGCGCACACTCTTAGCGTACTTTACTGATCCCTCATAATTGCGATTAATCACGCCTTCCTGGGCAAAAACTAATACAGATTGTAGCTGGTGTTGAACTTCCAGCGCGACTCTTTCTTCTTTAAACGCTTCATAAGCCAAAGTACCACCTCATTCTCTTACTCGTCCTTCTGCTTCTGCTCGCTTAATATCGGCTAGCACTTCCGCAGTTATGGTTCCAGTCTTGCGAAGTTCCCGGACCTTTGCCGCAGTCCAAATTGTCTTTCCCTGCTGGTCTCCATTCTGCAATCCCTGGTTCCCAGCTCCGTGTGCATTTCCTCCACCTCCTTGTGCAGCCCCGTTACCCTGCTGGCCTTGCTGTTGCTGTCCTTCCTGGGGCAGCATTTTGGCCAGAGCCAGGGCTTCAAGGCTGGCGTTGATCTCAGTAGGGGTCGTTCCGGCAATGTTCAGGAATTGCAGCAGTACCGGGATCTGACCCGATGGAACATTGCGCTGCATGAGGGCCTTCATCTTGGCCAGTTCCAGGTCAGCACCCTTTAGCGTCTCGCCCTTCGGCTCCTCTTTCGGCTTCTTGCCGGCTGCCAGGAGAGCCTTTGCTTCTGCTAGCGGCATTCCGAGCGCAGTTTCGAGGTCTGCTAAACTCATGTTATCCTCTTTTTGCTGATTCCCTTCTGGACCAGCTCCTTGGCCCTGGTCTACCTGGCCCTCTTCTTGACCCTGGTCTACCTGGCCGTCTCCTGCGTTTTCTTCATTTTCCATTGGATTTTCTCCGTTCCTAACTTGTCGTATTCACTGTCTTTACTAACGAAAAAAAATAGAATTTATGATTTTAAAAATGAGGCTTATAAGATCTGTATGTTGTGGATGCAACCGGGGTGAAATAGGCCCTCCTCTCTTGCTTCTTCAATCGAGGGAAAGCCCGGCACATCCCCAGTCAAGCTCACCACCTGGCCGGCCCATTTCAGGCATACTGAGCAGGTGTTTCCTGAGTGTCCTTCTGTGATCCTGCACAATGTCATCCTTGCCTCTACCATGCCGTTTAGGTTGCCTTGCCGGAAGCTCTGGATAGTGGCCTCTGGCCCCAGGAGAGAGGCATAGCGGCCCATGTCCCACTTGTTGCCGGTCTTATCTACGAATCCTGTTAGCTCGTCCATGTGGGCCTCCCTGGTGCGGCCTTTTGCATAGCTGCTTTTAGGTGTGCAAGATTGTGCTGCTTGATCATATCATCAATCTGCCTGCCTACTACATCCACCACACCGGCCAGCCTGGAAAATGTACTCTGAGCCAGAACATCCATCGTTTGCAGGTGCAGCGGGCTTAATGATGTTGGGTCTAAATTGCCCCGGGCTGCTCTCAGGCCGGCCAAATAACAGTCAGGTATGGCCTCCTCGACCCACTGCCGGGAGCCCGCCAGCAGTTCTGCTCTTATCTGCTTGATTCGTGCTACTCTCAAATCATCTGGTCCGATGATAGACGATTGCAAAAGAATGCAATTGCATTCTCTCAGTAGCTCTCGTTCTGCATCCTCGAATAGCTTAATGAGACGTTGGGCCTGGGGGCTGGTGGGGGGAAACTCAGGCATTCTGCTCCACAGGCTGGACGGGCAGGACTGGTTGCAGCTTGATAATTGGCTCTGCCGGTGCTATCCTCTGTTGTGCACCCCGGATTCGTTCAAGCTCCTGGTTAAAGGCGTCAGATCCTTCTTTAAATCCCTGTAGCTCCAACTTGCGCTCTAATGAGAGTGCCCCAAGCGAATCCCAGATCTGGGCTGCTGTAGCAGTTTCGATCTGATCTACCGGCAGGCCGTCTTTCAGGATGACGCTGATATTACTAATCTCGATTACAGGAGGATGCAACTGAGACCAGAGGTTCAGGACTTTTGGTATTGCCTTTTCCATGGCCCTGGCGTGCTTGTCCACCTGAGACATAGTTGGAATGAGGCGGAAGCGCAAGGCTGTTCCGGATTCGGCTGTACCTGCATCTTTGCCAGCCAGTAGAACTCGGCTGAGTTGGAGCATCTGAAGTAATTGGTCCATCTTTTGATCTATGGCAGCCTCAACATGGCCGAGCTGGGCGTCCCAGACCATGAGAGAAGGCGGTACGTCCCCCGGCATTGTAAATATGGGCTCCCCTGGTCGATAGACCCACTCTCCTAATCCGTGATCGAATACCTGGGCACTGTCCGGTATTACAGGAGTGGGTGCTGTGAAATTGCTCTGTACCGCGTCACGCTCAGAAAATGAGATTTCCAAAGACTCGATCAGAGAGAGGACCGATGGCTTGTAGTCCGAGCGCCCATAATATCGCTCGCTTGATAGCGCATTCTGAACATGGACAATTAAGGTATCATCCACATCTGTTTTCTGGACCCCATTTTCTTCTATGACAATATCTGCGAAGGCAGGGAAGCTGTTGAGCACCAGAGGGCCACTTAGCTTTCCTCCCCTCAACTCAAATAATAGGTGCTGAATCTGACCCTTGCTGTGGATCGTGAACTTGATATATTCCAGCTCTTTGCCTTCGTCGTTCTTCTGCTTGAACTTGGCAAAGATCACAAAATGAGTTATGTGCTGAAGATATACCGGCGAGACCACCAGATACATGTTTTCGGGATTGATGATATAAATCCCCTGGTTAGTGACTTCATAAGCCGCATGACCGTATCTACTGGCATCGATTACTACTTGCGAGTCTGGCCGATCCGGGATAACTTTCATAGGAGTCTTGATTTCGATAGGCTTACCAAAGCAGAGGTTCAAATATGTGGTTGTGGCCAATTGTGCCCAGTCCAGGATGATCTTTGGCTTATGCTGCCTCTCTGCCGTGTCGGCCAGGTAAGCTGCATACCGAGGGAAAATGCTATCGTGCAGGCCGTTATAGATCTGCCTCATGAGCACATGCTCAGCTATGCGGTTGGCCTCATCTTCGTCTTTAGGCGGCCACTGTCCCCCATCTATCAGAAAGTCCAGGTTATTTAGCATCTGGTATCTTCCCTGCCTCTTCGATTATCTCTTGGTCATTCTTTTTTATGTCACCGTAACACTTTTGGCAGCTTAGGCGATCTGTTAAAATCGTGCTGCCGAGCTTGTTTGGCGTCACACCGGGCAGATAAGGTACTACCGGCGTGAACTCAACAATTTTAACTGGCACAGGTAACTCTTTTCCTATATCACCCCCACAAAATAAGCACTTCAATTATCTTTTCCTCCTATCGTTTTTGTCTACTGTTCTCCTGTGCCTGCGAGAATACCTGTATTCTCCGTACCAGGCAGATAGAGCCAGGCACAAAACCAGGTCGTCATGTTCAGATTCCCGCCATGCTGAATAAGAATCATGGCCACTGGCGTTTATCTTGAGCTTGAGGTTGGTTAATTCTCCTTTCAGTGGCTCGGCTAGTGGCAATGCCTCCGCTACCTTAATTCGCTGTGACTGGTAGATAGCCAGCAGGGCAAAGACCAGATCCCTTTTTGGTACATGGTAGCCCCCAATTACACGAGAGGGCGTATGGCCTGCTGTGATGGTAATTTCTATGACTTCCTTGTTTAGCGCAATCAGGCCGCTAGTGTCAGGTTTCATGAGTTTGGGATTGAACATATCACAAACCGGAGCCCCTACCCCAGTTTTATCAATGATTAGCAGGGGCGGTTCGCTGGCTTGCAGTTCCGGCTTTTTCAATAGTGCCTCGACCTTATCCACAATCAGGGGGTAAGGCATCCCTCGCACTCGTTCTAAGTAAGGTAGTTCATACTCGAATCTGTGCCTCGACTCCACAAATTTCTGATGCAAAATCCCCAAAGCTGTGTAGTCGTTGGCCTGGCCCAAATCCAGGCCGACTAAATAGCGATGCTCTTCTTTAGGCGATTGCAAGAACTTGTACCTCCGAAGTAAACGCTTGTGCAACTATATCGTAACTGAAGAGCTGGCTATCCGTATCTGTAAACTGGTTGAAATATTCCTGTTTCCAGAACAGCTCGGGCATGCCATCGTCAAGCTCCTGCTGCAAGAACTCCCTGGAGATCCTGGGGCATTGGTGGGCACTAATCTCGTACTTCTCCCAGCCTTTAGCTGTGGTCCAGGTGTCATGGAAATGGCCCCTCTTTCCAAAGGGCGTGGACATCATTATATACCGGCCACCTGAGACCGCCAACATGGGCGAGACTGAGCGTTTTAGGAGGTCATCCACCCAGGCCGCCTCGTCCTCCAGGAGGAGAGTTACGGCAGATTTACCGCGGGAGGTCTTAGCGGACCCTGGCCGAGCAATGAATCTGTTTCCATTGGCGAATTTGACGGCAAGCTTGGTGTCCGTATCCAGGTACTCGCTGGTCAGCTCCACTGCCTGGCGGAACTCGTCAAACTTCATCATTAGCTCGCCGGACTGGTCTTGAGAGGGAGCGATGGCCATTCCAAAAGACGGGCGCCTGTAAATGGACTCATGCAGGCCCAGGGCGGCGCAGATGGTGCTTTTCCCGCTTTGTCGGGAGCAGTTGAGGATAATGCGCTTTGCTCTGGACTGCAAAAGGTTAGCCTGCCAGGGGTCCGGTTTGATTCCCAGAACCTCCTTAATCCAGATGGCAGGATCGAGAGCATAAAGCAGGTCATCGCTATTTTTCCATTTTATCCTGTGTACCTGCTTGCCGCTCTTTCTCCTGCGCTTGAACGTCATCCTCTGAGGTCCTTCAGAGCCTCAATGATCTTCTTTTGCACCTCTGGGTGGTCTTCAACTGCTTTCAGGATCGCTACTCTGGCATCCTCCCAGTCAGACATAGCCTGAGCAATAATTCCTTCTGCATCGTCCCCTGAAAGCTCCATCTCCAGTTTTGCTGCTTGAAAGAGTATGTTCATCCCAGTTGGCCAGTAAACCGAGGCCGACCCCAGGGTTAAGGTGTGCTCGGACCCATCCGAGACCAGGAATTTATCACCTATATTCACTTCAAGGAGCTGCTTAGCTCTCTTCAGTCCCAGGTGCAGCACATCCAGAGTCTTTACCACTTCTTCGACTGCCTGGCCTCTGGCCTCTTCATGCTTCTGGGCCCTGATATCTTTGGCATCCTTCACCAGTCCTTTTAATCCCCAGACCGCCACCTTGTAACGGTTGATTGTCGAGTAGAGGTTAGGGTTCCCTAGTTCCCTAGCTATCGCCCTGGGACTTTTCTTGTCAGCAAATCCTTTCTCGATCAGGTCGATAAAAGGAGCCAGGGATTCGAATGCCATAGATATGTCCTTAGGTAGTGATGCAAAGAAATTCGTGATGCAGGACTGTAGTGATGCAAACTGATGCAAAGCAATTCGTGTGGCTGTGACACAATTTAGTATTCTGATTCACTGGTGCAAAATGATGCAAGGTTAAGGCTTGCCCGTTTTAGAGGCTTCCCTTAAAATGTGCTGCTCAAGATGGATCAGGAAGTTGATGAGCTTGCGGATTGCTTTTACTCGCCATGCTGTCGTAGCTGGCACCTTTGCACTCGTCTTGCAATCCGTTTGCATGCTTGCATCACTCTGCATCAATTTGCATCATAGCTCGACATTTACATCAGCCGGAACGGACTTTTCATGAAGAGATGTCTTATCCCTTCACATGTTTCAGCAAGCCCCAGATCATATCAAGAAGTGTACGAGCCGCTCCGTAGTTTGTTGCCTTCTCCAGGCAAGCAGTGATTTCCTCGGCGGTCACATTATCGTCATCTGTGACATTGTCCAGTTCTGTTGAACCCACAGCCACGGCATGAAGGCCAACCTTGAATGCACCCCAAGCAGCAGGGTTGGTCTTCTTCAATACGATGATTCCGTTATTAACCAGCAATGCGCCGGCATTTTCTATTGGTCCCATGTTTCAAACCTTCTCCCAGGGTTATACCCTGGGCAATTCTGGGCTGAAGTCCGGAAAAAGGATAATGGCAAGTTATTATTAGAGAAAACCAGGCTTCAGCTATCCAGTGAGTTTTAAAAGCAAGACCGCCCAGAGGTAAGACGGAGGCCCTGAATAGATCTTTTCTAGCGCACAACCCCAATGCTTTACGGGTAGGAAAATATGTTTATAAAATTGTGCTGAATAGAATTGGCACGATAATCGCTATGAAGAGCCACATTACAGAGGCAGTCCGCGAGCCATGCGAAACTCAATCCGATTTTTCTTGTAGTGATCCCTCAGAACAGAGAAATGAGTGCCTCTGCCCCAGACATTACGGCGCTTGCGGTAATCGATTTTGCGCTTCCCCTCAAATTTGAGCACTCCAGCGACCTGCAAGACCTTAGCTATGCCCTGGGTCGGAAGACCCAACTCTATGTAATCGGCCTTTTCCTGACGCTCCATCAAGAGCGAATCAAGGTCAGCGCCAGCGTCCGCTAGCTTTCGTAAAGTATCCTTTGGCCTGAAAGACATAAAAACCTCTTATTTCTGTTTTGCCAACTCTGCAGCCTTTTCCCAATCTTCCGGCGTTGGGGCTCGTGGGAGGTAGAGAACAGAGCCGGAAGCTTCGCCCATCTCTTCGGCATAGATCTCCTCCAGCTCTGGATCATCCGCAATCATGGCCTGCAGCTCCCTGTCGAGCTTGGCCATCTCACTGAAGATCGTCTCTACTTCCATTAAAGAACATATCTGAGCTTCATTATTTATATATTATTCTGCCTGTCTTTTGCGCTTTCAACCTCCTGTATTGCTCAATATCTTGCCGTGATCTCCTCTTTGGCTGGGCCTTGAAAGGTTCATTGCCACAGCTAGGACAATAGGGAAAATCTAGCTCGTCGAAAACTACGTCCCCCTGCTTGCAATGCGGGCACTTTCTGGGCCGGAAGATGGTGATATCCTCAAGCACTACCTTTTCAAAGCCCCAGAAACGACCAGCTTTGCCTCCATGATATTCGGTGGCAAGTCGTGTCCCAGGCTCCCGGAGGGGCTCAAGAAACATCGATAGGGTCCCCCGAAAAGAGTCTGCTCACGAGCTGAGAAGCCTGAACATTATGCAAAATTGTAATTCTTATTATATTTAAAGATTTGTAATAAGAGGATGTCCAATTCAACACTGCACCCCCAAGCATTTCTCAGATAGATCGGCATGGAGGGGCTCCACCTGATCCATGAAGGCCTTGGATAAGTCTTCGATATCGCTATCTAGCCCTTGAAGGTGCATCATGCGGGCCATCTCGGCCATGACCATGAAGCTCATCCTAAGATCTGAGGGAACGCTATGCATGTCATATTCGTCTTCCCTGAGACGGCCTGTGATCTCTACCAGAGCGGTCCTGGTGCTCTCCAATGCCGCGGAGCAGGGGCGACACATCCTCATGCTGTCACCTCCTGGGTCTCGACAGTCACCAGAACACGTTTTCCAATGGCTCCTTCCAGGAACTGGTTTGTGTCTCCGAGGGAGCCGGGCACATTCAGGCAGAAATGAACTGTGCCCATCATGCCGAAACTGGTCTGGAGAGTTCCTGCAAACTCTTTTCTCACGCGGTCGCCCCCATTAAAGCGGCCTTTTGCCTAAGCTCAAGATTCTCAGCGCTTAGGCTATTGACACCCACAATATGGCACATCTCGCTTCTCACCACACTACTCTGCGATATATTCCCGGTGAAACGTCATCTACAGAAGGGAACATGTTCCTGCCCGGCGCCCACACGCCAGGCAGAAACGAAGACGCATCTCACCTAATTATCGAACAAATTACGACTATTTAAATATTGTAGCAGTAAGTCTGATCAACTAGACCTTAGTTTTGATCAAGTAAAAATTTGTAAATAGTGGCAAATGACCTCTACATTCTCCATGTTATCGATTTTCTTGAATATCATCTTTTCTATCCCTTCTTCATCTCAGCCAGATCATTGATAATCTCGACGTACTGCCGGACCAGGGATTTACTCATCTCCAGCTCCGAAGCGATATTCTCCGCAGGAATCCCATCTCCATGAAGCTTTAGAACCTTTTTGTAACCTTTGATGTACCTATCGCATGCCTCTTCGCTATGGGAAGTTCTCCGCGCGATCTCAGGAGTAGGGATGTTCCTAACAAACTGCTGGATGATTATCTTCTTGTGAGTTAACGTTGGACCAATATCATGAATAGTCCCACGATACGGCAGGATAACCCCGCGCTCCAGTTGGAACTCTCTGATGTCCTTGCCAATAGTGCCTGCACTCACTCCGATCAAGAGACTCACATCAGCTTGATTCAGAACTCCATCCTGCTCATATGCTTCACGAAGTAACCTGGCAACCTTACACTTGCGTATCTCTTTGGCAGAGTAACCATCAAGCCTCAGCTTCAAGTCATCCTGGTTAGCGATGGACAAAATAACCGGAACCATCTTGGTGTTCTCGATAGTCTTATTCCGTCCTGGATATTCATCTTTA